CGGGTGATGAGCGAGATGGTTTAGCTGTCGGTGGAGCCGGTGGTGGTAAACCATCAATCTACGGTGGTAACAAAATTGGTAGTCAAGTTACCGGTGGTGTTGACCTTAGTTTGCCGGATCCCGGTGGATTTACTGGATTACGACAAGGCCACTCGGCTGCTCGCGGAGTAGTTGAACTCGGTGGTGAAATTACAACTGTTAGTACTATGATTAGTCTAACATCTTCTGGCTTAACTGCTCTTGAAAGAAAAGCACTTCAACATGACCCAGATTTAGTTAATGATACTTCTGGATATGCAGTAATTATGCGAGTTGAAGACTCTACTTTGCAAACTGCAAATGTTAGAGGTTCTAGTCACCCATTAAATAGCAGTGCTGTTTCTGGTTCTTGGAAACGAGCACAACTTGAGGGCTTAACTGGACTTGATATTCAGGAATCCGATGGTACTGTTATTACAGGTCTTAGCAACCTACCAGCAGGTGTAAACGTTGTACGACGACTTACTCGTATGGTTACAGGTGATGGTGTTACTACCTTTATTGCTAATAAAAATACTGATGGTACTAAATATCTTGAAGTTGTTCTTTACAGCGCAAATACATTTTCAGGCTCTATTGCGGAAGATGTTGCTGGTACCAACTTTAATGATCCAGGCCAGATTTTTGGAGGAAACTGTGCAATTGAGTTTCCAATTGCCGACAATTTAACTACAACTGATAATGGTGGTGGTGCTCTTGTTGGTGCAACTGCATGGGAAATGGAAAATTCTAAAGCCATTCCTGAAATTAACATCAAGGTTGATAGCATTCCTGTTACTTCAACTACTCGTAAGTTGAAAGCACACTGGACTCCTGAGCTTGCTCAAGATCTTAATGCTTATCACAATCTTGATGCAGAAGTTGAACTTACTGGTATTTTGTCTGAAGAAATTGCTCTTGAAATTGATCAAGAGATTCAAACAGACCTTATCCGTGGTGCAAAAGCTGCAACTTACTACTGGAGTCGCCTCCCTGGTAAGTTTGTTAAAAAGACCAATGGTACTGAAATTAAAGATTCGGACAGTGCATTCACTGGACCTCCAGATTTTACCGGTACTGTTTCAGAATGGTATGAGACACTTATTGAAACTGTTAACGATGTTTCGTCAGAAATTCATCGTAAGACACTTCGAGGTGGAGCAAACTTCCTTGTAACTTCTCCTGAAGTTGCCAACGTTTTGGAATTTACTTCTGGCTTTCGAGCTAAAGTAACCCATGATGATGACAAAGGAAATGCCGGTGCTGTTAATGTTGGTTCTATGAACAACAAGTTTGAGGTTTATGTAAACCCATACTTCCCACGGAACTTGATTCTTGTTGGACGTAAGGGTAGCTCATTCCTTGAGAGTGGCTATGTGTACGCACCTTATGTGCCTCTACAAACTACACCAACTATCTTTGACCCTGATAACTTCACACCTCGTAAGGCTGTGATGACACGTTATGGTAAGAAGATGGTACGACCTGATATGTATGGTCTTGTAATTGTCATGGATCTCCTTGGCGGTTAATTGACTTAACATAATTGTCTTAATTTAAAGAAGCCCCATCTTGACTACGGTTGAGGTGGGGTTTTCTTATTTCCAAAACTATTTATAAATGTCGAAATCTATCCTGCGAGGAACAAGTGAATGGCCACGCCCACATTAACACCTGCTTCAACTACAAGTGCAATCACCTTATCTGTAACTGGTAGCACCTCTGAAGTAACTTCTTCGTTACCATTTGGAACATATAGTTCAACAGATTATTGGTCTTCAACCGAAGTTAATTTATTTATTAGTGGTGCTTCTGATCAAGTCGGATATGTTTATAAAAAATTAGGTGGTGATGTATTAAATGTAGAAATTACTGATGCTCAAGTATATGCTTCATATGAAGAAGCATGTTTAGAGTATTCATATATTCTCAATATGCACCAAGCAAAAAATATTCTTTCAAATGTTTTGGGAGCAACAACCGGTACATTTGATCAAGATGGGCAGGTTCGTGAGACAACAGGGAATATAAAAACCGGCACAAATTTAACTACACTATACCCTAAATTTGATTTTGCCTATGCACGACGAATTACAGAAGGTATCTCAGAAGAAATTAATATTGGTGGCTCGCAAACAGTTTATTCAGCTTCATTTGATATTGTATCTGATCAACAAGATTATGATTTGCAAGCACTTCTTGCAGGATCTGGAAAAGATTATGAGACTTTAGCTGACGGTCAAAAAATATTAGTTAGAAAAGTATTTTATAAAACAACTCAAGCCATGTGGAACTTCTATGGTTATTATGGTGCGATTAATGTTGTTGGAAACTTGGCAAATTATGGACAGTATTCTGATGCATCTACATTTGAGGTAGTTCCTACATGGCAACAAAAATTACAGGCTATGAATTTTGAAGATAATATCAAAACTAGAACTTCTGACTGGTCATACGAAATAAAAAATAATCAATTACGACTTTTCCCAGTTCCATCTGCACTTTCTCCGGTTAAAATATGGATTGAATTTGTCATACCAACAGATCCATGGGTTGAATCTGAAGAATCGAAAATTGGAATTGCGGGTATAAATAATATGAACAATGTCCCGTTTCAGAATATTCCATATAAATATATTAATGCTATCGGCAAACAATGGATTCGTCGATATTCGTTAGCTTTATGTAAAGAAATGCTTGGCTATATTCGATCAAAGTTCTCCACTATACCTATTCCTGGTAATGATATTACACTAAATGGGTCCGACTTGGTTTCTCAGGCACAAACAGAACTTATTGCCTTACGAGATGAACTCAAAGAAACTCTTGATGAGCTTACATATGATAAATTGATGGAATCTGATGCAACACTAGTAGAAAACTCTGTTCGAGTTATGGAAAAAATTCCCTTACAGATTTACGTGGGCTAATAGGAGAATAAGATGGCACACAATAAGTGGACTCAGCCCAAGCAGCCACCACCTCCATTATTTACTGGTAAAAAGGAAAGGGATCTTGTTAAGCAGATAAACGATGAATTAATAGAAAGAGTAATCGGACAAGCAATTTTATATTATCCTATCAGCATGGAGCACACAAAATTTCATTCACTTTATGGAGAGGCAATTGAAAAAACTTTTTACCCTCCAGTGAGGGTTCATGTTCTTATTGATTGGCAAGACTATGAAACTACAACTGATAATTTTGGCGTTGATCGTATTAGCACTATACTTGTTAAATTTCATAAAAGGAGATTAACAGAAGATCAAGATTTGTTTGTTCGAGTTGGAGATTTCGTCCAGCATGATAAAAAATTTTATGAGATAGTCGAAGTAAAAGAACCAAAATATTTATTTGGACAGGACGATCAGGTATTTGAAATTTTAGGTACTTGTAGAAAAGCAAGAGAGGGCATGTTCGATGGAAAGTAATATAAAAGAAGAAATTGAAATTTCACCCTCTACAATTGAAACAGTGGATTACGCTTTATTTAATTGGATAAAGGATTTAAAAAGTTTTTGTACAACAAATAAGGGCTGGAAAGAAGTACCAGTAAAATGGGTCTTAGGAGAACGCTCATATCAAACAAAAGCAGATTCAAAAATGCGTGATGCTTCTGGGGCTTTAATCCTTCCCATGATTACTGTCGAGAGGACAGGAATGGTGAAAGATTTAGCTAAGAAGGGAACGATTTATGGGGCGGTCCCTCCAGCCTTAGTTCATAGTAAGTTGGGTGATACAATTGTTATTGCCAGAAAAATAAATCAACGAAAAACAGCTAATTTTGCTAATGCTAAAACAAAATATCTTCATAATCAATTAAATTTTCGCACTAGAAAAGAAAATGAGAGAGTTGTATATGAAACGGTTACTATTCCAATCCCGGTATACGTGGATGTAACTTATAAAATTACTATAAGATCCGAATATCAGCAACAAATGAATGAAATATTACAACCATTTATTACAAAAACCAGAGGTACAACTCAAATAAAAATTTCACATGAAGACCATTCATTTGCAGGATTTGTTCAAGGAGATTTTACTCAAGATAATACTGCTGGTGCCTTAGAATTAAATGAAAGAAACTTTAAAACTGCGATAGAAATTAAAGTATTGGGTTTGCTCATCGGAGATGGCCCAAATGATGAAAAACCAAGGATAGTTAAGAGAGAAAATGCCGTAGATATCAAGTTACCACGAGAAAGAGTAATGTATGGTGATATACCTGATGTTAAAAATTCAAAATACCGAGAGTAAATAATCTTTTCGTGTTGTCGAACACTATTTATTACAGAATAATCGCTATCTTATTTATGAGGAGATAATACCACATGGCCGATGTTAAAAAATTCAAATTTGTTTCACCTGGAATTTTTATTAACGAAATTGATAATTCACAAATTCCTCGTGAGCCCGAAGCAATGGGGCCAGTTATTATTGGCCGAGCCGAACGAGGCCCGAACATGCGACCTGTACGAGTTGAAAGCTTTGCAGAATTTGTTGAAACTTTCGGAGAACCAATCCCAGGAAAAGGGGGAGCCGGTGATGCGTGGCGAGAAGGTAATTATACTTCGCCCACATATGGTGTATACGCAGCCCAAGCATATTTAAAAAATTCATCTCCTGTAACATTTGTTAAATTAGCCGGTGTTGATCATGTCGATAAAACTTCAGCAGCAACAAGAGCAGGGTATCAAGTAACTGCACATAGTTCATATTTTGGGGCTGCGGTAGATGGTTCAGGCCCAGGAGCGTATGGACTTTTTGTAGCTCCTTCCGCTTCTGCTGCATTAGACTTTGTTCACGCAGCAACTTTTTATGTTGAGCGTGGTGCAATTGGATTATTTGGAAAAACATATACCGGTGGTACTATGATGACTGAGCAATCTGGTGGCCAGAATGTCGTAGTTGGAAACGAAACAGACTTCGCTTCTGCTTGTTTTAAAATGCGTGTATATGATGAGTATCAAACAGATGGCTCATCTACTTCTGCTACAGGTTCTGTTGGTGGTGAAGGCGATACAGCCCCTAATGGACTAGCAACCGATTATATTTTTAATTTTGATAGAAATAGTGAAGCATATATCCGAAAAGTATTTAATACAGATCCAGTAGCTACCAATAGTAACGTTGTTGCTTCTGATGGTTCTGGTTATAAAGATTTTTGGCTTGGTCAATCTTTTGAAAGAAACGTTCAAGAAACTCTTTTGGCAGATAACTTTGGTTCGTCTACCGCAGCAGTTGCCTACGCAGTTTTAATGCCTTTATATCAAAGTGCTGGTAGTGCTGATGGTGGTGATTGGAGAAAAGAACATACACCTGCTAAGACCGGCTGGATTATTAGTCAAAACTTAGGCGGAACCGGTTCATTCGATACAGGAAAGCCAGAAGTTCTTTCAGGAAGCCAGAGTATTCCTGTAACTAAATTATTTAGGTTCCACAGCTTATATGGTGGAGAGTGGGAACAAAATAATCTTAAAATTTCGATTAGAGATCTTAAAAAATCATCAAATCAGTTTGATAAATATGGATCTTTTACTGTAGAAATTCGTCGAGCAGACGATAGAGATGCTGCTCCAAAAGTTATTGAAACTTTTTCTAATTGTAGCTTAAATCCTAATTCTCAAAATTATATTGCTGCTAAAATTGGTGATAAATTTTCTGAATGGGATGCTACTGAGAAACGATATAAAGAGTATAATACTTATCCAAATGTTTCAAGATTTATTCGAGTAGAAATGAATAAAGATGTAGATACAGGACAGGTTGATCCAATTTTGTTACCATTTGGTTTTTATGGTCCATTAAAATTCGCAAAAATTACTGGTGTTTTTCCAGGATCTGATTTGGGTACTAACTCATTTGCAAGACCAGCTAAGGCACCAATTCCATTTATTACTTCTACAAAAACTGGTAATACTATTGCTTATGGTGCCGGTGCTCATGCTGCTATAACTTCATCTTTTGAATATCCTACTCTTCAAATGAGGAAAACAACAAATACTGGTGGTTTGTCCGATGCTACTGAAGCATATTTTGGTGTAGATACTGAGGTTTCTGGCGGCGGTGTTTTTGACCATAGCTATAGAGATATGATTAAGGCTCTTCCTTCTGATATTGATGTACATGGTTCTCCTGCTACTGGTAAAGTATATTCATTTATTTTTACGCTTGATGATATTGTAGTAACTGGCTCTCACGCTACGTGGGCAGTTAGTCAACACTCATCTGGGAACTCACATACAGCACAAGCTGGAAATACATATGATAGTTTAATTGGTGGTAAGAGTTTTAACCGTTTTACGGTTCCATTGGTCGGAGGATTTGATGGTTTGGATATTCGTGAGAAAGATCCTTTTAATAACTCTAGGATAGGTTCTACAGAAACAACACACTATGCATATGGTTCTGTCAAAAGAGCAATTGATTCAGTATCTGATCCAGAAGTTGTTGAGTGCAATTTGATGGCTGTTCCAGGTATTTATAAATCTGGCCTAACATCACACTTAATTGATACTTGTGAAAGAAGGGCAGATGCTTTAGCAATTATTGATTTGGAAGGTGATTTTAAACCTAGTTCAGAAAATACTGCTGCTGAAAATGCCTCTACTAGAAAAGCTAGTGTAAGTACTACTATTACAAATTTACGAAACCGTTCGCTAAATTCTAGTTATGGTGCAACTTATTTTCCATGGTGTACAATTCATGATACACTTAAAAATGCACGAGTTAATGTACCACCATCAGTAGTTGCATTAGGTGTTCTTTCCTATAGCCAACGAAATTCTGAGCTTTGGTTTGCACCTGCTGGATTTACTAGAGGTGGTCTAACTGAAAATCAAGCTGCGGGTTTACCAATTCTTGATGTTAAATATGCACTTACTTCTAAAGATCGAGATAAGCTTTATGATGCCAGTATTAATCCGATTGCTACTTTTCCAAATGAAGGAATTGTAGTGTTTGGTCAAAAAACGCTTCAAGTAACTCGTTCTGCACTTGATAGAATTAATGTGCGACGATTGTTGATATATCTTAAGAAAGAAGTTTCACGAATGTCAGCAACTTTATTATTTGATCAAAATGTTCAAGCTACATGGGACAGGTTTTTGGCAAAAGTT